AGTGCTGGTACCTCTGTCTTGCCATTCAATGTATTGTCTTTTGTAATGACAAGGTACTATTTGTATCTCATCAAACAACTCATTGGTAACAGTGTTTATGATCTTGCCGGGTTCTGCGCCCTCGACATATTTAGCATCTCTTTTGTTAACTTCTGGAGATAGCTGTCCCAAAACCTTTAAGAAAGGTAACGCAAGATCTTCTTGCGATATGTTTTGAGCACCTTGATTTGCATCAGCTTCAAACAAATTTGTTGCTAACGCTCCTTCTTTTTTTGTTGCTACTTGGTTCATTTTTATTTGTTCCTTTTTATTGTAGTTTTATTCTCTGAGAAAACC